TAAACCAAGGTTTTTTATAAACTCACTTTTATTAGGGATATCTGCGCCATTTTGGTTTTTTGACAATCTGCTGTTAGCATTATCTGTGGCCCTGTTTGCTTCATCATGAGCATTTTTAGCTGCTACATTTGCCGTATTTGCAAAATCGTATGCTTCCTTAATTGCTTTTGGCGTCGCAGCTAAGGTTTCACTTGTGCTATTTGTCGCACTACTCAGTTGTACAATCCCTTTCTGAGTCAATGAGGCATCAGAAACACCACTTAATTTGCTTTCAGCGATTTTTCTAACGTCATGAACCGCTTTTGGAGTCGCCGCTTGATCTTCTCTGTCCGAATTTGTCGCGCTGTTGAGTTGCGATATACCTTTCTGCGTTAATGAAGCATCAGGGATTTCCGTAGTAATTTTCTGTTTTAATGCTAAATCCAATTGCGCTACGAGTTTCTCCAAGTCACCATCATCCATAACGTCTTCACCAGTTTTTTCCGCAATATATTTCCCAATTACGGCAGCAATAACCGAAGATTGGCGCCAAACTTTATTTAAGCGCTCACTCCTTGCTATTCCTGATTTAAAACCCTCCTCAATAAAATCTGAACTTTCATATTCTTCTTGTGATAAAGTATTCGCGTTTTCACCAATGGCAAATGCTTTAAAATCACTTTTAGCCATTTCTAACCCTCCACTATATGGTAATTAACCGTTATCCCCATAGGTTTAAGCGAGAGATAACCCTGATGGATGATTTCTTTCGTAATCGTACTGATTGATTTACCTTTAATAGTTACTGTGAATGACATATCCAAGTTATCTTCGAAGGATACCGATAGGCCATTATTTGAATGAATAAAACTCAGGATGTTATTAAGTGACCCAGCCGTTCCATCCCAGTTATTTGCGCCTATTTTGGCTTTGATGACGATCCGATAATTATCATCATCCAGTTTGATATAACTTTTATCACTGTCAAACCGCCCTTTCCATTGACCACTATCAAATCCCAAGTCAGTAATATCAAAGGAGAAGTAATAGGATTCAATTGGAGTTTGGATCATGCGATTTCTTCCTACCCATTCTCCAATAATATCAAGCTGTTTGCCCACCGCTTTATCAAGATCAAAACTGCTAATTAGTAAATCTGTTGTCAGCGCATTCTGGTTGAAAATATCAGTCACAGCTTCAAGCATCCTGACATATTTTTTACCTTCCATGTGATATGCAGGAATTAGCTTCATATATTTGTTCATTCGAGCACCGTTACTATTTTAATATTTTCAGGTGAACACGTCGGCGCTTGATTAAATGCGATGTCAATGTTCGCCGTTCCGGTTGTCGATGCTGATTTTCCCACTGTCACAGATAATACTTCATATGTCTGTCCACCGTTTTTATTGCATAAGTTTGCCGGTACAAATAAACGAGTAACATATATTCCATCACCGATATAAAGGGATTTTATATAGTTAGATATTTCGTTACGAATATTATTGCCAATATCTGATGTATATCCGATAAAGGGTTTTATGTGTATTTCAACGTAAATTGGCACCAGTGTAGGGCGATAGAAGTTAATCGTTTTTTTATTGCCATAATCATCGGTAATCGTTTCAGAGGTGGTGCCAAATGTCGGTATACCCGGCGTTTTCTTTATCAGGATGGTCCGAGCAATCTCTTTCGAGTCTCCACCATCAATGACAAGTGCAATGCTATGAGCAGGTATGCCGTTCTCATCCGTGTTGTCCGAGTCGTTGTCATATCCCCGGTAACGTGAAACCCCATGCAGATTGGCAATTGCCCCCACCAGTCCATCCATAATGGTTCTCGAAGGCAGCGCAACGGAAACCGCTTGCCGTATTCTCAGCTCTATATCGGTTTCAATTCCCCGACCAAGTGTAGCTGCAACCGGGTTCGTCACGGTTTGCCAGCCCAATGTCGGCGTAGCAATTTGGTTAACCGTGTGAGGCAATGCGCCAATAGCGCCCGATTTTTGACAAACCGCCGTCACAATTGCTTGCCCGTGTGTGTCTATAATTACTTCATCCGGTAGCGACCAAGTGTTTCCCGCATCATCCCGGACGGAAGCGTTGCGGATAACCGTACCCGCTCGACCTGTAACCAAAACATCCACCGTTGAGTTACTAGAGCTTTTTCTGGTGATGCCGTTGATTTTGACATTACGGGAAAGCCCTTCGCCCACCGCTGTTGTCGGGCTAAATGAGTTATAGGAGGCAATGGTTGCGTTATTACAACCGTGAATAACGTATGCTATCAACGATAAAAAAACACCGTCTTTACTGTCAGATTCAATGTAAATATCGTCCCCATAAATATCCCTGAATATCGTCTTCCAGCTATTCAAGATGGTTTGATAATCAGGAGCATTGATCCCATTTTTATCAATAGCAGGTAACATGGTGTTGATAATACTTTCATACATCAGCAGTTACTCCTGTCTGGCCATAAATCGTGTCAATCGTGACTGTAATGGTGATTTTTCTTGTTTCAGGGTTTCTTGCACTGCGGTATTGGGTAATACGCTCTACACCCGGCGTTTGCAGTATTCGCTGTCTAATAATCAGGTCATAAAAACCCGATGTGCCTTTACCCAATACGCTGTCGTAATCTGTCCCCTCCCGGTTATCAAGAAACCATTCTCCACTACGCAACATCAGGCGAGTTTTCACCGCTTGTGCGACCGCCTCCGGTGAATTGATAAGAAAACCCGCCTCTCCACGACCAAATACATAGTCGTTGTCAATTTCTCTTCGATATCTCATTGAGGTTTCCCCGTCTTGCCGCCACCTGATTGCACACCACTATGTACATGGTTTTTAAGGCTAATCCCTGCCGCTGTCACATCATTACTCACTGTGACTGGGCCTTGCATGGTTGCGGAGCCACCACCAGCGCCCATGCCCTGTGATAAGTTGCCGTTAATGGTGACGTTGCCATTTAGGATGATGTCAGGTGAAGTGATTTCAGTGCTGCCATTAGCTGTAGCGATAAGTTTTGCCGGTGTGATAACCGTGATGTTATGGCTGTTGGGATCGAGTTCGATATACGCCGCACCATCATCACTTCTCAGTTGCGCGGTGTGAGTGCTGATATTCGATATTTTTTGCTGCTGAGATTGTGGGCCAACAATCGCAAATCCATCGGATAAGTTATGCTGCCTGGGGTCCACCGGCTCTTGTACTCCGCCAGATTGCCACCAATAATCGATGCAACGATCAGCAAATACGACTAAGCATTCATCACCAGCTCTTATCGGGAAGGTTAACGTTACGCCACCTCCCCTTGGGAATATAACCGGCACATCCACTAATAGCGGCAAGGATACCGATTCCAGCTCCCCATCTTTTTGCCTGATTTTCCATCTGATGGCCGGTTGCGCGGTAACTGTTACCGCATCAGCATCAAATGATTGAATAATGCAAGGCAAAGAGACATACAATCCGGCGCTAATCATTTCTTGCATAGCAAAAAAGACCGCTTCGGGTCTATTGAGTCGTTCGTCAGTGTTTATCATTCGCTCTCTGCCTTATCCTTCTTGTGAGTTGATTGATTCAGCAAAGTATGATCACTCTTGGCGATACACATTATTGTCATGTACCACTCTGTTTCGCGGGTATCGCCGGAGTACTCCACATTGAAGGCAATGTAATCACCGTCAGCGTCCAACATTGCCGGTTGTGTTTTTGCATCCTTATGATCGCCAGACTGAGCAGCTTGTTTAGTCGCCGGATCAACCGGTTTGATTGAGCGATTATCCAGTCGGATTAATGCACCCGGGCGGATATTCGGATTAATTAAGCATTTAACGTTAATACCTGAGCCAATAGTTTGTTCAGGCATACCAATAAGACCTGTTTTTGATGTAAGGACAATGGCTTCAGTTAAGTATTTATTTTTGGGTACAATATGTAGCTTGTTATCTTCATAGCGCCAATTAGCATCACATTGTTTTGCCAGATTAGAAACTTCATTGCGGTGCATGCCAAAAAGCACTTTTCCCCTGGGTGATGCTGATTTACTGAATTCAGGACGTAGACCTGCCGTAATGCCATATTTGGCAATATCACGCATTAGCAAATGATCTAAATCTGCTTGCGAATACCCAGCCGCAATGGTGGTATTCACGGTCGCGTAATTATGTGCTTCATCCCCGTCCGCTGCATGAATCACAACACAAGTATCCGTTGCGTTGTCTCTTTTTACATACGTGTACTGAATTTGGCCTGAGAATATTTGTCCTGAGTTCTCCTTGTAACCCGCCACAAATTTAATCTTTTTAAATTCATTTTTACGTAATTTATTACTGGTTTCGTTATTGAGGTTATATATAGTAAAAATACCGGTAGCAAGATTGGAAGATTCCGTTCTGCTAATGTTAAATGTGATTTTCAGGTCTGATAAATTTACTTTTTCGCCATCTTTGTCTACAACGATAAGGTGGCATTCTCTTATCCATTGTTTTGACATAATTCACCTAATTAATAGAAATAAAAGAACCGCAATTAAGCGGCGTATGTAGTAAATTATTAAAAATATCTTTCCATTATCCTCATCAAGTTAACTTACTACAAAGTATAACCTATCCTCTTTACCAAGATTATTCCTGAAAGGTTTCTCCTGATTTATATCACCATAAAAAATTAATGAGCCGTTAAAACCAAGATGACGATATTGTTCCAGTAAGTCAGCGCCAAAAACCAACGGCAAACCTGTGACGATAAATTCACTGTCCGGCGTCATAATATCCAAAATCCAACCTGCGATATCACGCCACATCAATCTCATTTTATAGTTAATGCCATTTAGCTGAATATCGAATTGCTGATTTTGAGGTGATAAAGGAATTTCTACAACCCTAGCCATTTCTTACCTCGCTCTATAATAAAATCAAGAATAATTTTTGGCATTGATGGCTTCACCGTAACTTTAGCTCCCATATTAACTACAGGTGCTGTATCTTCAGGATTTTTCATATTTTCCGCCGGAGCAGCCTTATTCGGTGATGTTTCAACAATAACAATTTCACGTAGGTTTAAAACCACCGATAGAACATTTTCACTGGTTTTATCTGTTGTGACACTGATATCTTTAATCAACATATTTTTATATAAGCGCTTCCCCGTTACGACATCAAACGGTTTATGTGATGCTCTCAGGTCAAGTAACTGTTGATATATATCACGCGGACTGGTTCCAAGGCTCAGTCCGGTAGATATATCAAATACCTTTGTTGTATCAATAATATCAAGCAGCGAACCACCACCCGCGAAACCTAAATCCATTCTCACTTCTGATGGGTTGTCATAAGCATGATCACTGAATGTCACCCCCTGCTGAACCGGATGATCAGTGATATTCGATACATCGGTATGGGTTTCTGAAATAACGACACTCGGTACAATAACACCTATCTTTCTCTTTTGCTGAGAAAACATAACTGATAATATATCCATTGTTATTTCACCTGTGTTTGCATATTTCTAAGCAGCATACTGTAAGTACGTTCTACCGTTTCTCCGGTTAGTCTTGCTGCTTCTCTAGGGGATTCAACACCGTTGACTTCAATATGGTAATTTACTTCTCCTATTCCCTTCATATTATTGCTGGCAAGTATTGGCGCACGATGTAATAAAGCAGGGGTAAATCCCTGATGATTCATCATACTGTTGATATTTATCACCGCACCGTTGATCATTCGATGATCAATAGAAATATTCTGCAAAGAGTGAGCTACGTGATTTAAATGTCCAGCCTGCTTTGGCGCTTTATTCGCTGGCTGTAGCTCTGCCATAATCGCCTTCCTGATAAATTCTGGTGAATAGGGATTACCACCACTTTCCTTTATCATCATGCTATCAATCAGCCGTTGCATCACATCAGGATCAGTGAGATCAAGGAACGTATCCTTAGAAACTCCCATCATTTTAGACACGTCGGCAATGTACTGTTTGGTTTTATTATGATCTTTCTTTGGCGCCCATGTCGGGACAATACTTGCAATAGTCTGTAACTTTTTTCCTGTGGTTTTACCACGAAAATAACGCATCAACTGATGAGCTGTACCTTTTAATCCACTGAATGCATCTGGAAACTTAGCAAATCTGGGTTTTGGATTATCTTCAAGTACTGCCCCGGTCTGATGTGCAAAGTTCATATTTAATGGATTGTTATTCCGTATCCCTCGCGAAAATTTTAATTTCTTTAGCTTTGCTGCTGTAAGCTCACTATTAAAAATATTCGTTGGTTGATTAACTGGAGTATTTAATTCCTTAGGCGCATCGTGATGTTCAACAATGACAGCTTTAAGATGATCTTTATTTAATTTCTTATTCTTTCGTTTTATTTTCGTTTTACTTGATCGTACTGACACTTTATTGGAAATATCAGCAATTTTCTGGCTGTACTCTTTGTGGATTATCGTTTTCTTACCATCAATTTTCTCTTGGTATTTTTCATATTTATCTTTGCTGAAAAATGGAGTCAAGTCAGAAGCAATATAAATCCCATGTGTTGACATCCAATTATTGAGTTGATCATACGTTATAAGTGGTTTTTTATTTGCATCATATTCTCTTTGCCGCCGTGACAATGTTTCAGCCATTGTTTCGTGATTTTTCCTTGCTTCTTCCTGTAATGCATTTAACCGACTATTAAAATCAAATAATACACCCAAAACAATTTTTCTACCTGTAAATTTCCACAATTCATTCAATGTCGCCAATAAACCTTTCGCAGAAATTTCTCCTTTGTCTAACCATTTGACTAATTCCTCAATAGCATTAAATATGTCATCACTATCAAGTATACTGGTATTTTGATTAGCACAATCCGGTGTTGCTTTTAATAACTGCTCACCCATCGATGCAACCAAGGAGGCAATATTAAAATGGCGACCATTTGTATCATGGGATTGAGCATTAATGCTCGGCAGAAATCTCTCTACACCTCCCACAGCTCGACGGACGCTTTCCTCATTGATAGATTTAATTTTTTCAACCACTGCGTCTGTTTCTTGCAACTTCCCGTATAACTTATCCAATTCGTCAGCTATTTGGGTGATAAAACTGGCCACAACTAATGTTGCGTTTTCAATTTCCGCCCTCATTTTGAGAATGCCAGACGTGACTTCGGTAATAACAGCCATAAATTTACGCTGTTCCACTTCATCAACATCAAACCTCAGTGATATCAGGAAATCTTTAGTTGTTTCAATGTCATTGCTCATTTCGCCACCTCTCTATCATGGCCTCATTTTCCGATTTAACATCAAGGGCATCATTCATCAATGCAATATCAGCCAGATCAAGAACGCTATTTTTTAACGATTCATAACGGCACATGCCCGCAATGACCGGGCGTAACAGATAATCACGCCCTTTCGGGAGGGTTTCAAAATTTAAACTGACTTGTCCTGGAATTACACTGCGTTCTCTAATGGGGCGGGAAAAAAATTTCCCAATGCGTCTCGAATAATAAAACCGACAATTTTCAGCAGTTCGAAGCCGTTGATGTCATCGAACATCAATACCTGTCCATCAGGTTCATAAATCCGACTCCAGATACCATTTTGTTCACGAGAAACCACCGATAAGCAAATATCATTAATTTCATGTCGGTTTGATTTTCCTAACGCGTTGATGGATTCCACCAAATAAGGGAGCACTTCTTCAAAGCCCGCTATCCCATCATCACTTTTAGCTGTCACGATCTTTTTCATCAGCGGCCCAAGTGCCGGAATAGCCGGCGCCAAAGCCACTGCTAAATCCTGTTGTTGAAACGCGTTTAGTTTACCACTGCGATATTTTTTGCCATCAATTTCAAATTCCATGATCACTTATCCTCAAGCTCGCTCAAACTGCCACAACATAAGTCCAATGTTAAAAATAGAGACAAATGCTGCGGCAGATTTGAAGGTGATTTAACTGTTTGTGAAGGAAGCGGGTTAGAATGTGCCTAACATGATGTCGATTTTTCCGCAATCAAATACCCAAGAAACGGTACCGCCTGCTTTGTTATTCTGCAAATCCGGTTGTTTCTGAAAGGCGACAGAGCGAGCAACAGCAATGTCATTACTTTGTTTATTGCGAATAACAATCACGTTATTACCCCATGCCGCCGATGAAAGTGATTGCGCACTAAGCATCGCGTTCAATTTAGCGTTTACCGAGCTCGTCTTAAGTAAATTAACGGTGATAGTTCCTGACTTGGTTGCATGCAGTGAATGCATGACTTCCCCATCTGCACCGGTGGTCATGGTGTTTTTACTCTCCGACATGGTGACTGTAATTCCCTCATCAGAGAGCGCGGCGCCGTTGCCAAGATCAAAAGAGCCGCCCACTCCAGTAATAGAAGCAGAAACATCAAGAAAAGAATATGTAGCCATTTTCAACCCTTATCTGTTTACATTAATAATGACATCAGCGTAGTGAACAGCGCCTGCTAATTTAATCGCACACTGAATAACCGGTGCTTTTCGTGCTTCCCTATCAGCCTGTGCCTGTGTCGCAATTGGTGGTGCGTAAACGTAATAACCTTTGGTTAATGTTGCGCCCGTATCCAATGCGCCAATTGGATCGCCACCCCATACGCCATGAGCGATTAATCCGTTTGTCACCGCCTGAGAAAGTGACTGTTCAATGTTGGTGATTAATCGTGTGACACCTTCATCAGTCTGTGGGATCTTGCTGGTACTGGTGTAAAGCAGGTTATAAAGATTGTTCTGAACGTAGTTTTGCAACCAATCCAGACCGTGGCGCTCATCAATGAAATCCCCATTCGCCATGACGCCTTCCTGAATAATGGCAGTATCATTGCTGTATTTAACAAAAACGTTGCCATTTATCCCCTTCAACACATTGGCTTGCGTTGCGGTGAGGTTTTCTGCGGTTACCGCAGGCTCTTGTTTAAACTTCAAGGTTATCGTGGTGTTATTACCATTGAAATTGACGGTAAACATACGTCCAAATAGAGAAGCAACGGTGTAGGATTTACCGGTTGAATATTGCCAAAGTGTACGTCGATAGTTTCTCTCTTTTAATTTTGAGCCGATATCAGTTTTAACATCAGCATCCAAGACATCGGCTTTTTGCACTGTATGTCCATAGATGCGGGAAACAGATGCAGACTCAATGTAATCAGCAACAGACAGAATGTCCCCATCCGTCAACGTATCATCGGCAATAACCAGCCCATACCAGCCGCTGGATACCGATCCCAGTGCTGCCACCGCCTCAGCAATGGTTTCTGCTTTGGTAGATTCGATAGCAGTAGCACCCGATATTTCATCCAGCTTTAACAAATCACCAATATAAGTTCCCGTCGTTGCCGGTGAAACATGGCCAACCACACCGACAGAATTAGGCATAATAGCGAAACGTGAAGAGGAACTATCATATGTGACCGAGCAATCTTTCAACTTATCCGCCACCCGTTGGGCCACACCATTAAGATTGCTCTCTTTACTCAAATCGACGCCGCTGTATACCGCTTCTTTACCGTTAATCGTCAATTTAAAAGAACCATCGGTGACGGCAATAAATTTGCTCATAATTTGCTGCTGCTTAGTCAATACTGCCCCTTGTAAAGAAGAGACCACATTATCTTTAGCCCACCGACCAATATATAAATCAACCGGACGGGGTGACTGGGAATAATAAAGCGCCGCAGCCTGATATTCTGGTGAAGTCAGTCCAAAATCAGCACCGACACTATCGATATCGGAATACCGGCGTAAACGTTCGTGAGGGTTGATCACGTTGCTTGCACCGATGATCAATAACGCCCCAAAGTTCCGGGACTGAGCCGCATGAGGAGCCATATTCAACGTGACATTGATAATGTTTGAAACAGGTAAACCCTGCATAATTTAATCTCCTAAGAATTTGACAGGCGCTTCCACCAGTGATTTAACACCGTATTCACGCACCACTTTTCGCCGCAAGGTGATCGTCATGTCATAACGACGCACCCTCTGGTTATTGATAAGTTCCGGTAAAGAAGTCAGCCGACTAAGTTTGTCTACTGAAAGACCGAAACGTTCTAATTCGTCATTGTTCTGACTGACCGCCACCCCGTCACGAAAACGAGCACCGTACCGCTGGCTATTCGGGCCATAAAAGGAAATCAAGCAGATAATTTCTTCATGACGCCATAACTTGGTTCCTTCATCAGTCTGGTTCTCAAAAGCAGGCGAGGCATCCGAAATAAAATCCGTAACGACAAAATCACACCAATCATCATCTGCCGATAACTGGGGCAGTTGTGCTGATGCCCATCGAGAACGTACTTTATCGTCAGGCAAACCAGAAACACCTCCCAGCCAACGACTCAGTATGTGTTCCAGCTCATCATCGTACTCAGGCCCAAGCGTGACAGGTGTTAACCAACCCGCTTTATCACTACCGTTACTCATCAAAAATACCTCCATCAAACAGCAATAACTCACCCTGTGACTGGCGAAACCAAGCTTCGAATGAAGGGCTAGTTCTTACTGGAAACTTAGTTCTCAGCACCAAGTTATGATTGATTTAATAGGGATATCGACCGCGAAAAAGGTAAAAAAATATGCGTAAGTAATTCGCGGCGGCAAATACGAAAAAGGCCGCAACACAGTGCGACCTTCGACAATTATGATTTAAATTTTTACTTATTTATCAGAGTTCATCGGATAACAGGAATTTTTTAAACCGAATTTGATGGCTTAAATCCTAATTTCCCCCATTACCTGCAACATCCGAACGAAAAAAGCCCCGATATTTCCATATATTTCTATATTTCATTTCTATCGGGGCTTATTCACAACTTTAACTGATTAGTACACTACCATAGCTTTTTGCGTACGCGCAAGCTTTTTGTGTTTCTGTATTTCATCATCCATTTCTAACTTAATATCGAGCATAGCCAAACATCCCTGAACAAAACTTTCACCCTTTTGCAACCGGGAACGTACTTCAATATCAGGTACTTTAATTAAACGCGCGATGGATCGTTTGGAAATCCCCAAAGCGTAGTACATAAATAAGACTTCAATTTCTTCAGACTTATCTACCGTCTGCAACTTTGCGATACAAGCATCAATGATCAAGCCATCGTTATCACAACAGGAAGGGCGTAATGAACGAGTTGACGCAATCAGACCTTTAAATCCAGCAGCGATCGGTGGCCAATTAACACCTGTGGCATCATCAACCCAACCGCCCCAACACTCTAAAACTTGTTGAATATTGCGCATATATTTTGACCTTAACTTTTAGTAACAAATAGTAGTAAAAATTATTTTCATGATGGTCTCATGCATCCATGCATTCGGCATTATAACAAATTTCTCATTCTCTATTTTTGTGTTTCTCTGCTACGTAACTATGTCGTTTAAATATATCTGTTTACTTAGTCTATTAAATAAAAATCGTAAACACCCCCTATTCTAGACTAAGCTTAGTTTCAGAGGAAAACACATAAATATCGTTATTAATACGGATGACCATAAAGTGTTTCCCTTCCTCATCTACATATTTATTATACAAATTTATAATCTTCAT